GGATGATATCAATGAAGCCACACTAGCTGGACCTGAAACAGGAACTCATAAGATTCCTGGTGCCAGTAAGAATGTTAAATCTCCAGCAGAATATGGTTATGGCCACGAAGAAGAGGAAGATAAAATGGAACTAGATGAAGCAAAAGAACTTTATCATTCATCATATACAGATGCTATTCAGACAGCCGTAAACACAGCTAAGAAGCGTGGTTATGAAGTTGATTCGGATGACTATCAAAATAAAGTCTCATCTGGCCCTCGTAAGCCTTCAGAAGGTAAGACAGTCTCTCACAGTCTCAAGTTGACCAAAGATGGTAAACCTACTAAGAAAGGTCTATCAATTCAGGTCTATAATCGTGGTGGCGATAAGTCACCTTTCGAACTCAACCACTACATCTCTGAAGAAGCTGAACCCGATGATGGAGATGATATTGTTAGCAGAATAAAAGATACTCGCTCTAAGATGGATGCTACTGATGATCCTTCTGAAAAAGAAAGATATAAGAAGCAGCATGAAAGAATTATATCGACCGTTAATAGAATTCCCGAGACTCCTTCGTCTAAGAAAGATCTTACATCGAGCTATGATGGAGCTTATGGTCTCAGTGAAGTTAATCTCGATGAAGCTATCGGCGATCATGCTGCTTTAGCAAAGTATGCTGATGAGTATGGACGCCTTGACACAGATGATCTTCATAGAGCTGCTGAACATATGAAGGATCATAATATGGGTGCATTAAGAAGGCACCTCCAAAATATGGACACAGACCCTAGAGATAAGGCCCTAGAGTATGTTAAGAAAAAATACTATGCAAAACTAGGTTATACTAATGAAGCAATCGACCTTGCAAATATTATTCAAGATAAAAAAACAGGTCAAATTGCAACTAAGAAAGGTGCACCACCCATAGACCTTTCTAAAATTACACAAGATAAGAAAACTGGTCAAATATCTGCGGTAAACGAAGTCGTTACTAAGCGTAAGATGACCTCTAAAGAACTTGTTGCTCGTGCCGCATATCTCTCACAGCATAAAGAGAAAATGGCTGCTGCTGATACAGGTATCAAATCTTCTAAGTCATTCAAAGATGTTAACACCGAGCGTGGTGATTACGGCAGTGAACCAAGCAAGATGAAGTCGGCTCCTAAGTCGAGTTCAAAATATATGGATATCAAAGAAGAAGATAAGCCTCCTTTTCCAGGTCCTTATGAGAAAAAAGGTGTAGCAAAAGATAAGAACGTGGCCAAGAATATGGCTCGTAGAGCCATGAAAGCCGCAGTCGAAAAGGCTAAGTCCAAGAAAAAGTAATGATTGAAAATCTTTGTGATGATAACTTCTTGATCTATGCAATGAAGTCCTATGATAAGCCTAATTGCATTATGAGTGAGTTTGAGGAAGACCTTAAACGGATCAAGTATGTTAAGAGACTTATTAAGCGTTATAGACTATCAGGTGATTTAAAGGAAAGATTAATCCTAAATCACCTGATAATCCTTGCTAATGTGTTTGGTGTTGAAGCCAGCGTAAGGATGATATTCTATAGATTCGACCGAGAGGACTTTGATATACTAAAGACCTTTCTAATGTTCCTGAACTATATGCCTACCACCGTAGGAGGTATCAGAGGAACCAACATATACTCAGGTGATATCACCATAGATTTATTCGTGGCCAAAAGGTTAAGAGATAATATTTAACGGCGGTACATAGCAGTTATAGCATATAGGCAAGAGGTTGGCAATAGGTTCGATGAAAAAGTTTACAAAAAAGATCAGTGTCGAAGAAGAAGCGCCGGCAAATTCCGTAGGCGGTGGAAACATCGCCGGTCTAGGTGTTGGTGCCAAGGGCGAACCAGGTCTCAACACTAAGCAAAGACTTTCCTATAAAAGAAAAAACCAACTCGACGATAAATCTCGTGAAGGTCAGATGGCCACACTCATTCGCCGTTCTACACCTGTGATGGAAGAAACTCAACCAGTATCTAATGTTCGCAAGGGTAAGTTTGCTGGTCAAGATACCTTCATCGTTCCTTCTGATATGTTCCACAAGGCTCGTAATGAAAAGAGCAAAGGTAAACACTGGAAGACCTATATCGGTGAGTGTGAGTATGGTCAGGCTATACGAGAGTATGCTAACAAGAACAAGAAAAACTCTATTGTATTGGAAGATGAAAATACTGGCACCATGTGTTATGCCAGATATGGTAAAAAATGAGGATTGAAAAATGGAATTGACTAGAGACCAGCTTGCACAGCTTCTACCAAAGAATCAATATCTCGACGATTGGTTTGCCGCTTTATCTAAGTTGCTACCACAATATCAGATCGATACACCTAAGCGTATTGCCGCTTTCGTTGCTCAATGTTCACATGAAAGCGCCGGCTTCACCGCACTACAAGAGAACTTGAACTATAGTGCTGGTACACTTAGAAGAATCTTCCCTAGATATTTTCCAACTGATGAGATGGCACAAGAATATGTATCTCTACCAAACAAGCAAGAAGCCATCGCAAATCTGGTCTATGCAAGTCGCATGGGTAACGGTGATCCTGAATCTGGTGACGGTTATCGCTTTCGCGGCCGTGGTCTCATTCAGTTGACGGGTCGTGACAACTATACCTTCTTTGCTGGTAGCCTTAGTATCTCAGTCGAAGAAGCCTCTACATATCTTGAAACCTTCGAGGGTGCGGCTCAATCTGCATGTTGGTTCTGGGAAACAAATGGTTTGAATCAGTGGGCTGATGAAGGTGATATTCTTACACTAACCAAGCGCATCAACGGTGGCACAATCGGTCTTGAAGATCGTATTAAACATTATGAACACGCAATTAGCATCTTGGGTGATTAATGGCTGAAGAAGTCGCACCTAAAAAAGATGATGATTGGATGCAGAAGAAATGGCGCCCTGCTATGGGCTGGATGTATATGATCATCTGTATGCTCGATATGGCTATCTTTCCTGTCATTTGGTCATTGACTCAAGTCATCACTAAACAACCCATCACACAGTGGCAACCACTCACACTACAAGGTGCAGGTCTCTTTCATCTTGCTATGGGTGCTGTTCTTGGTATTGCCGCATGGGGTAGAACTCAAGAGAAGGTCGCTGGTAGTGCTGTAAACTCGGCATCGATTAATTATACACCTACACCTTCTCCGGTATATCAAAACAAACCTGTTCCACCACCATCACAACCATTACTTTGAGGTTAATATGAAAAAGTTTCTGATTGCATCATGCCTTGCTTTGACAACCACCTTCTTTATGCCTTCAGCTTATGCTGTGGAAAAAGAAAAGGTAAAGGTCTGTGTTGATATAAAGGACAAAAAAGGTAAACCTGTAAAAGATGCTAAGGGTGTTACCAAGCAGAACTGTAAGATGATGAACAAACATCAAAAGCTTGACGGCAAAAAAGTTCCCACAAAGAAAAAGTGAATACAATATGTTTAGTCTTTTTATGGGTCTAGGGCGAATACCAACTATGATCATAGCCGGCATGGCTCTCATTGCCGCTTTCTATGGTTGGTTAATGGTACATGATCACAACCTTAAAAATGAAATTATAGCCGAGTTCAACCAGCAACAAGAGCAAATCTTAGCTGAAAAGCAAAGGGAGTTTTTGTCTCAGATGCAGGAAATGCAAAAACAAAACGATACTTTGCTTTCCAAGATGAAAGAGAAAGACAATGAAGTAGTTGCGAAGATGACTCAGATTGAAGAGCAGATAAATACTAATGATAAGACTAATGAGGCTCCGAAATACTACATGGAGTTGATGAAACAACTGAACAAAAACTTTGGCGAGAAAAAATGAAGTATGTGATTGTTATGTCAGCACTGTTATTGTCTGGTTGTGCTTCTGCTCCTATCAAACTACTACAGCCTGAATATAAGGTCGTTACGCCACCTGATTCACTGTATGACTGCCCGATTGAAAAGAAGTTTCCTAATTCTGAAAAACTAACCAACGAACAAGTTGGTAAACTCATACTTAAACTACAAAAGAACAATTTAACCTGTAAGAACTCTCTGGACAACATTCATAGTTTTATGGATCAAGCGAAAGAGACTGTAGAGAAAAAGTAATGACCGAAGATTTTAACACAAGCACAAAGATTGATATTGAACTCCTTAAAAAGGATGTCAATATCATGACCTCCTTGTGTGAAAAATTTGACAAGACCATCGACAAAATGCAAGAGATTGCCTCTAGTCTATCTCGCATGGTATCATTACACGAGCAACGTATTGAAAGCCAAGAGAAGGCTTCACAAGAGGTTCAAAGCGTTCTGGAAATGCGTAGAATAGAACATAATAACGATACTAAAGAATTACATTCCCGTATCACGACTGTCAACAGAGAACTATCTGATAAGATAGATGAGACCGAAAAGAAAATTTTACATGAACTTCACGCACTTAGGGAAGAACTCAAAGCTGAGAAAAACTCTTTTGGTCTAAGACTCAATCAAGTCGAAGCGTGGAAATACACCATTGTTGGTGCGCTGATGATTGTCACATGGCTTCTGGCCAAAGCTGATACTGGCGCCATATTCAAACTACTTTTTTAATTGACCTCCTTAAAATTTAAGTGTATAATGACCATTCAAATGAAATGGTGTGGAAAAGTATGTCCCTATACATTGACAAGAAGTTTGTTTCGCTCGTATCAACGAAGCTAGAACGATTCTCTCAGAAGTCTGAGTTCCTTTGGAACTTCAGATGCCCTATCTGCGGTGATTCCCATAAAAGCAAATTTAAGACTCGTGGATACATCTATCGCCGCAAGAGCGACCTCTTTTACACATGTCACAACTGTGGCACATCCATCTCTCTCGGAAACTTTATAAAGACGATTGATCATTCACTCTATCGTGAGTATCAACTTGAGCGATACAAGTGTGAGAGTGCTGGTAATACAGCAAGACCAGACTTCTCTCTGGCTATGGAAAAACCCGTTTTCAAACCAAAAACCATCACTGTTGGTGACTATGCTGAAAGCCTTGAATCTCTTCCACATAAGCACGCCGCTAAAGGCTATCTCACTGAACGATTGATTCCTAAAGAATCTCTGAACACTATATACTATACTGACGACTTCGAAGATTTCGTCAAGAGAATCCATCCTGATTATGAAAAAAAGCTTTGGTCAGAACCTCGTATCATACTTCCGTTCTACGATGAGAATAATGTCTTACTAGGCTTTCAAGGTCGAGCGATTCTGAAATCTGAGATAAAATATATAACCATAAAGCTCTCTGACGACAACAAGAAGGTATTCGGTCTCAACACAGTAGACAAAACCAAACTCATCTATGTCGTAGAAGGTCCTTTAGATTCCCTATTCTTAGAAAATTCCATCGCTATGATGGATGCAACTCTATATACCGCTGTATCGGTTGTCGGACCTTATGATTATGTTTTTGTGTATGACAATGAACCGCGAAACAAAGATGTGTGCAGGCACATGCAGAAAACTATTGACCTACATCAAAAAGTCTGTATCTGGCCTAAGCATATCAAAGACAAAGATGTTAATGATATGGTGAGAACTTATGGCCGAACGTTCGTTCAAAGTATTATAGATAGTAATACGTTCAGTGACCATAGAGCGAAGTTAGAGTATGAGATGTGGAAGAAGATATAATAGTTAGCCGCCAAAGAAGATTAAAGAAGAGAGAAAGAACATGAACAATTACCTGCCGACCGAATACCAGCAATTCATTCACAAGTCACGCTATGCTAGATGGTTATACGACAAGAATCGTCGTGAAACATGGGACGAAACTGTCGCCAGATATTTTAACTTCTTCACAGAACACCTACAGGAAAACAACGGATTCACCGTCGATCCTGCCGTTCGTAAAGAATTAGAAGAAGCGGTTCTTACTGCTAAAGTTATGCCATCGATGCGTTGTCTAATGACTGCTGGTGAGGCTCTCAAGAGAGAGAATGTTGCAGGTTATAATTGTTCATATGTTGCTATTGACAATCCACGTTCGTTTGATGAAATTCTATACATTTTGATGAATGGTACTGGTGTGGGTTTCTCTGTAGAAGAGAAGTTCACCTCACAGATGCCTGTTATCTCTGATGACTTCTTCGATACAGATACAACCATTGCTGTTGTTGATAGCAAGCTCGGTTGGGCTAAGGCTCTCAAAGAGTTGCTTCAATTACTATATGGCGGTCAGATTCCTCGCTGGGATCTCTCGAAGGTTCGCCCTGCTGGTGCACCTTTGAAGACCTTTGGCGGTCGTGCATCCGGGCCTGCTCCTTTGAACGATTTGTTTAATTTTTGCGTTTCCACTTTCAAGAAGGCTGCTGGTCGTCGTTTGACCACACTTGAATGCCATGACATTGTATGTAAGATTGCTGAAATCGTTGTCGTTGGTGGTGTTCGTCGTTCTGCATTGATCTCTCTATCTGATCTGTCTGATGACCGTATGCGTGTAGCTAAGTCTGGTGAATGGTGGAAAGATAACGTTCAACGTGCCTTGGCTAACAACTCATTCGTAGCCAAGGATAAGGTTGATGTTGGTATCTTCATGAAAGAGTGGTTGTCACTCTATGAATCTCATTCTGGTGAGCGTGGTATCTTCTCTCGTACCGCATCACAGAAGCAGGCCGCTAAGTTCGGTCGTCGTGATCCAAACTACGACTTTGGTACCAATCCATGCTCTGAAATTATTCTGCGTTCTCGTGAGTTCTGCAACTTGACTGAAGTTGTTGTTCGTGGTGATGATAACATCGCAACACTCAAGGAGAAAATCCGTGTGGCCACTATTATGGGAGTTTTTCAAAGCACTCTCACTAACTTCAAGTATCTATCTAAGAAGTGGAAAGAAAACTGTGAGGAAGAGCGACTACTCGGAGTCTCGCTCACGGGCATTACAGACAATGAGTATACTAATGGAAAGACGGGCAAACTGGAAGAGACGCTAGTCGAATTGCGACAGGTTGCTGTTGACACTGCTAAAGAATGGGCCGCTAAGATTGGTATTCCAGTCTCCGCCGCTGTCACTTGCGTCAAACCATCTGGTACCGTATCTCAGTTGGTTGATGCCGCTTCTGGTATTCATGCTCGTCATAGCCCATACTATGTCCGCACTGTTCGTGCTGATAAGAAAGATCCTCTCGCTAAGATGATGCTTGATGCAGGTTTCCCTGTTGAAGATGATGTTACAAAGCCTGACCATACCTATGTGTTCTCTTTCCCTATCAAGTCACCAGAAAATGCTATATACCGTAGTGATATGAATGCTATTCAGCAACTTGAATTGTGGCTTGCATATCAGAGACATTGGTGTGAACACAAACCTTCGATTACCGTTTCTGTCTGTGAAGAAGAGTGGCCTGAAGTTGGTGCGTGGGTTTGGAAACACTTTGATGAAATGTCAGGTGTATCATTCTTGCCTTTCTCTGACCATGTGTATGCACAGGCTCCTTATCAAGATTGCACTAAAGAAGAGTATGAAACACTCTTGGCTTCAATGCCAAAGAATGTAGATTGGTCGAAGCTTTCAGAGTATGAAAACCGAGACACAACCGTCGGATCGCAAGAGTTGGCCTGCTCAGCCGCTGGTGGTTGCGAGATACTTTAAGGAAATACAATGTCTAAAGAAATAGAAAAAAAAGAATGTGATTGTTGCGAGTCTCACTACAGACTCGTTTACAATCTCAGTGATACCTCTGGATATCCTAAGTTCTGCCCATTTTGTGGCTCTGAAGCCTATGATGACGACAAGATGGTTAGTGACGAGGACGAAGAATAATAAATAGGTACATGAAAACATTCAAGCAACACACTAAAGAAAAGAAGATGAAAGATGGAGAGGGGTCGGGAGTAATTCCGGCCGCGATCCACTTCAAACACTTTGCAGATATCGATATCAGCACCGGTGTTATACCGGCGGCTATTCACTTCAAGCATGTTCATAAAAAGAAAAGAGAAAAGCTTGATGAAGTAGTAAGTAAAAATGTGTTTGCGGGCATGGTGGCGGCCTCCGCAGAGAAGGTTAAGAATAAGAAACCTAAAGTTGAGAAGAATCCATTTAATAGATGGGTAAACGACACCAGTGATAACGATCATCTCTCTATTTTAGGCCATGGTAAAAAAGATTTTAATGACCCTCGTCGAGATGATAACCCTCGTCATACAGAGATTGCAAATAAACTTCATAGTACCAACAAATTCACAGCTAATCATGAAGATGCCATTAAAGGTTATACCAATGATAGTGAAGGCGGTGAACCTGGAAGTCAAACAATCAACAAGCCTCTCATTAAAGGTAAGTTTAAAAATGAGACTCATCGAAAAAATGTTGAGTCTCATGCTAAACAGATAGACAAGGCTATTGACAAGAACAAGATCCAACATGATGTTCATGTCTATTCTGGAACAAGCTTCAATCCTATGAAGCACATGGATAAAGAAGGTCGTCTACGTTCACCAGCTTATATCTCAGCCACTCACAGCAGGGCTGTAGCTGCTGGATATGCACAAGATGGTGGTAAAGATTATAATATGAGACACATCATCCATATTCATCTAAAGAAGGGTGATCCTGCAACACATGTCTCCAGAATATCTGATTTTAAGGGTGAACATGAAACACTCATAAAGCGCGGTACCACACTACAGCATCACGGCCATGAAGATCATGGTGATAGTGATGGTGAAACTTGGTATCGCATCCATCACATGAGCATTGCTAAAGACTGACCTATATACTCCACAAGGAGTGTATCATGTGGTTATACGAAGGTAAAGAGATTACAGAAGAAGAGATTGGTGATCATATCGGTTTCGTCTATATGATCACCAATACCGCCAACAACAAAAAGTATATTGGTAAGAAACTTTTTAAATCAACCCGCACCAAAATCATCAAAGGCAAGCGTAAGAAGGTCAAGTTGGATTCAGACTGGCAGACTTATTACGGATCAAACGCCGAACTCAAAGAAGATGTGAAGACCCTAGGTGGTCACCTATTCAATCGTGAAATCCTCAAACTATGCAAATCCAAAGGCACGGCTAACTACTGGGAAATGAAGTACCAGATTCAGCATGAAGTCCTTGAGAGACCTGATGACTACTATAACCAGTGGATCATCGTTAAGGTCCACCGGTCTCACATCAAAAACTAATCTCATAAACACTCAATCTGTCATGCATCTGGCGCAGGTCTGCTATGCATGATTTCGCTTGCCTTTATTCCACCTGATGCTATAATATGTGTATAGTTAATGAGGAGAGTGAGTTATGAAGTTAGACAATTATGATTTTGAGCGGACCGCCAAGGCTTTGATAGTCATGAACCCTAGTGACCGGTATGAGACCTGGGAAGATTTGGTGAGTTTCATGACCACCATGGCCTATCAGTATTCTTCCAAGAACAACTCCTTCTCGACCGGTGGGTTCGTTCTGACCGCCTATGATGGTGCTGATGGTGAGCGGAGTGTTCGGGCTAGTGTATCTGCCCATGTTGCTTTCGAATACGTCAAGAAGGTGTCTGACAGCTATGCATCCTTGCTTGGTCAGACCCGCTAAAATGTTCTTGCCTTTTCCGCCAGACCAGATATAATATATGTATAGTTGATGAGGAGATAGTGATGCGAGAAGCTCTTTCAAAATACCTTGAGGCGGTCAAAACCGACTACGCTCTTTCGAAATACCTTGAGGCGATCAAAACCGACTACGCCGAGTTCTACAAATCCAGTCTCGCTTCTGGGCGGGTCTCAAAAGAATATGTTGACCAGCGGATCGCCGAGTTCAATTCTGGCCTGAAAGTTGAATACGGAAGCAAGTTCATTCGGGTCATCACTCAGGACCGTTCGGCACACTCCTTCATCGCACTGCGTGACGAAGGTAAGTTCAAAGCCGGTGACATTCTGAAGTCCGCATCGTGGCGGAGCCCCGCGAAAAACTTCGCTCGTGGTAACATTTTCGCCGGTACCCTTGATCGTGTTCAGTGGACAGGAGTTTGCTAATGTTTGAAGTTTGGTTCATCAATTTCGGATACCTCGCCAATGAGGTGTTCGAGACCCTCGAAGATGCCATCGAATATGGCAAGCAGAAGGGTTTTGAGTTCTCCGTTTTCTGTGACAACGATCTTGTTGGTTCTGCGACTGGTGTCAGTCTTGGTTGGAAAGAGGTCTGAGATGTATTATTTCGGTGTGAAGTTTAAAGATGGTCGTCGGATTTACCAAGAAAATCTGTCGAAGCGTCAAGCCGTCATTCGATACAACAGGTATCTGAAAGAGATGGCCGTTCTAGAAGTTCAGTTGGTTGAGTGGGGGTTGCTATGAAGTTTGCATTTGAAGAATTGGTCTTTAAGCCGTATGAAAGTTATGAAGAGATTCCGCTCGAAATCAAAGAGTATGTCTTGACTGTAGCTGGCTTCAAAGAACAGCCGATTGAGATTTTGCCCTTGTGGGAGATCAACGACTACTTTGTTGGAATGTATGAACATGAAAAGCGGAAGATCGCTGAAGAATGGGAAGATGGGTGGGTATTATGAGTAAACTGTCAAATAAATATGTTTCTAATCCTAATAAGTCCTATATTGCGAAGCCACGGCTGAACAACTATCTAGATTCGAAAACGTTTGATACTATCAAAGAAGCTAAAAAGTATCTAGACGAAAAGACTGGTTACACTTCTAGCGCGGCCGATTGGTTCCTGATCGAAAAGATCATTGAGGTTGATCGTTGTCAGTCGTAATCATTAGGGTTTTACTGGGCTTCTGTGTGGCTCTGACCGCGGTTGTAATCGCGGTCTTTTCTTGCACAATTATCTATCTCTTGGGTATTGACAACGTAATGGTCGGTGTGCTATTATTACTAATACTCGGAGTTTGCTATATGATCGGTGATGAACAACTAAGTAGAGGGAAATGAAAATGCCTAATTGGTGTCAGAATAACGTTACGATATCTCATGAAGATCCTGAGATGATGTTGAAGTTTGCAGCCGCTATCAAAGAAAACAAGCTGTTTGAGACTTTCGTTCCATATCCTAACGGTGAATGGGAATATGGTTGGTGCATAGAGAATTGGGGAACCAAGTGGGATGTAACCGATGGCGACTTCAATCTCGAAGAAGATAACAAGTCTGGTATGGGTTTCTTTGATACTGCATGGTCAGCTCCAATTGGTTTCTATGAGAAACTGACCGAGCAGGGCTTTGATGTTGATGCTACCTATATCGAAACTGGAATGTGCTTTGCCGGTTCATGGTCAAGTGAAGGTGGTGAAGATCATTATGACTATGACTTCGAAGATGAGAACTGGCGTGAGAACATCTTTAATCCTGATGTTCTAGAGATGCTCGAAGGTGAATACGAAGCTTGGCTCGAATGGCGACAGGAAGATGAGGAATATGATGACGACACAGACGAAGGAGTTCCTGTCGAAGGAACCACAGAAGGCACTAAGTGATCTGAAAGATAGGTTGTATGAGCGGCTGGAGTTCTGCCGCTCAATCACCGAATTAGAATATCCAGAGTGGTTGAATATCCATGACTATGCGTCTGGTCATTGGTTGGCTTTCCATAAGGCCGCATCGAGCGATGTTAAGTGGCTTGAAGAAACTATCGATATGATAGAGAGGAGTTAAATGATGGATGAAATCACCAAACTCAAACGAGAGAACAGGCGTTTGCAGATTTATCGTAAGTTAGCCCATGAGTTATGCGGTTACCGGCTGCGCGATGTTGAATATTACGTCATGGTGGTAAAGCAGGTTGTCGATTGGTATGAAGAATTATCTGATGAAGATATGGAAATCAAACTGAGAGATGATGTTCGTCTCACCAAAAAATCGACATGGTACTAAAATAGTTGCCAAATCCTGTAAATGTGATAGAATAGTTAGATGTTGATTTACACACGGCAAAGTTCAGGTCGCAAAAAGCGGTCGAAGTCTAAACGCTTCCTACAGGCTCAGGTCGAGCACCAGAAGTTCCTTGAGTCTGTAGGCTTTTTTGGTAAACGCAAGAACGTAGATCGGTCATATAACATGCCTGATCTATCCGTAGAGAGTCGAGGTGCATCCACCTCTGACAATCTTCATTTTGATGGTGGCTATAAGCGGTCGGTCGATGACTACAAGTGGAAACGTGATCGATCTGAGACTGTCGCTACAGCTAAAGAGATTGAACGTAAGAAAACAAAGACTGCACCTTTGTGGAATAAAGGTGGAATAATGTATATCACTGACAATGAAGATCCAACAACACTGGGGCGTAAGATATGAAGCTTGGTATTTTCTCTGATCTGCATCTGCATACGACGAATCCATATGAGTTTGAACCTGAAGATGGTGTGTTCTATATCAATGCAGGTGATGTGTCAGATAATATACATATTCGACAAGCGTTCACGGAGAAGCATCAAAAATATATGTTCTCTGTGATGGGTAACCATGATTATTATCATGATACATTTCCAGAACATCCAGTTGATTATATGAGTATGCGTCAAGTCGGTGATATCAAGATTGCAGGTGCGACTCTTTGGACTGATGTATCTAATCCTAGTGATTGGCTTGTCTATAAGAATGGTTTGATCGACACTACATATATCGATGGTATCACACCAGAGAATATGCAGGAGGCTCATGTAATGCATCGAGACTTCTTGTTTAACAGTGGTGCTGATATCATTGTGAGTCACCACTGCCCCTCGGTGTTGTCTGTGGCCGGTCATTATAAAGATGATCCTTTGAATCCCGCATTTCACACCGACTACACAGATATGATACTAAATATGTCTAGTCCACCTAAGCTGTGGATTCACGGTCACACTCATGATGAATTTGACTATATGATCGGTAGCACTCGTGTTATCTGCCACCCTCGTGGTTATCGTCATGAAAAACCGTGGTACATGGAATACAAACCTAAGATTGTGGAAATTTAAATGCAAATATTCTTAGACTGTGATGGTGTTCTAGCAGACTTCAAGAAAGGTGCTACCAAAGTTCTTGGTATGGATCCTACGAAGTATGAAGAAAAACATGGCAAGAAAGAGTTCTGGAAGCAAATCTATGCCGCACCAGATTTCTATTACAACCTCGAACCAATGTCTGATGCACACGACTTGGTGAACGCGGTTAAGCACCTGAAGCCAACCATTCTTACAGGTCGACCGGTTGGTGCATGGTCGACTCAGCAAAAGATGAACTGGGGTAAGAAGTATTTTCCTGACCTGCCAATGATTGTTTGTCTCGCCAAAGATAAGAATACATATGGTAAGGCTGGTGATATACTGATCGATGATACTGTGAAGTATGAACACCTCTGGGCTCAGATGGGTGGTATCTGGATTACTCACACTTCAGCCAGAAACACAATAGCAAAATTAAAAAAGATGAAGGTGATTTGATGTATACGATCTACACTAAAGAAAACTGTGACTGGTGTATCAAAGTTAAAGCTTTGATGAAAAGCCTCAGCATCCCATATAAAGAATTGAAGCTGGATGAGGACTATAACAAAGAAGAGTTACAGGCTCGTCTACCCTTAAGTCTACCCTTAACGGTACCTCAAGTTTTCAAGTTTGGTAGCCGCATTGGTGGTTATGAAGACCTAGCCGCATACTTTGAGATGCATGGCGTTATGGGCGCACAGCAATAAGTTTCTTATAGGTGGTTGCAGGTTACACCTAGATGTTGTATACTAACCTGTATTTTTATTATAAAGGTGATACACAATGATGGATCGTTATAAACTGAAAGAAACCCTTGAGAGTGGTGTGGCTACTGTGACCTTCGAAAAGGTCGATGGTACTCTCCGCGAGATGCGTTGCACTCTTCAGTCTGATATGTTACCAAAGCAACTCTTGCGTGAAGAAGGTGATGCCTCTCAGCGCACAACTCCTGATACTGTTCTGGCTGTCTGGGACCTTGATCAAGGCGGTTGGCGGTCGTTCCGCGTTGACTCCGTTAAGAATGTGGTACTTGGATGAGTGCTGATAATGGAGTCTATGTTTTACAGACTTACGGTCCTGAGTTCCGAGTGGCCTATGCCCTCGGAATTGATAACATCTACGGAAAGTTTAATGATGACACTCTACATTGGGATCCTAATGAAGAGATGATTCACGCCTTCTTCGATGAATCTGTTGTTTTTACGAATGTGGATATGGCACTTGACTTTGCTGAAGAACTCAGTTATAATTATGATTATCTTGAATACGGAATATGTTTGATTTCCGATTTCTCCGATTTGAAGTTCAACAAGGAAGAGTAAAGTGGCTAAAGCGGTTCAGAAGTCTCGTGGTAAGTTTCTTGATGAGAAATATCTTGGTTCAGAACCCGTTCTGATCGAAGGTTGCACACAGTTAGATTTGGCTAATGCCTATAACTGGTATAACTATTTCTATAATTCCGAAGATGCCAAAGACTTCGCTCTTGCATATCTGAAGCAAATCAAATTCAATAAAGATAAGTTGAAGCGCCTTTCACAGAATGAAAATTGGCACTTCAATTCTATTGGTTGGAGTTGCCGCATTCTTTCAAACAAAGGTCAGTTGCCTGACGGTGTTGAAACCGTCATGTTGCAAAAGGTTGATAAACTGTGTTCGAACAAGACTGAACAGGTTGATGATACACAAGTCGAACCGGTCAAGAACGTTGTATCGATTCAAGATCGTATTGCAAACAAAGCGGCCGACCTGATCGGCGATATCGAAGCTGAACTCGATAAGTTTCTGATCAACACCAAAGATACCTTCGAAGTTAAGAAGTGGTTCATTGCCAAGGGTATCAAACCACAAGTAGCCTCTAAGATTGCAGACTATTACAGGCCTCTATATGCTGAGGTGTTCGATGCTATGCAAGGTAAAGATGCACAACTGAAAGAAGCATATTCTCTCTGGAAAAAACCTGCTCTCAAGACATATCTCGAAACACTGAAAGAGATCATTGCACAGGCTGATTTCCAAGCTGAGATTGCCAAGGCTACACGCAAGCCTCGTAAGAAGAAAGAAGTGCCTGCTTCGAAGGCTGTCGAGAAGTTACAATATCTCACTGCATTTGCCGAGATGGCTCTCACCAGCATCAAACCTGTCGAGATCATTAAGAGTGAACAGCTATGGGTCTATAATGTGAAAACAAAAACGGTCACCGTCTATAATGCGATGGGGCCTGCTGGTCTAGGTGTTAAGGGGTCAACACTGATTGGTTTTGATGAAAAGACCTCTATTAGCAAACGTCTGCGTAAACCTTCGACACAGGTCAAACAGTTGATTGATGCTGGTAAGGTCAATCTCCGTAAATATATGGATTCTCTCACAACCACACCTAAACAAGCGACCGGCCGCATAAATAAGGATACGGTACTTGTAAGGGTGATTAAATGAAAAACATAGTCGAGTTTCCGAAGAATAAGATATTCCGTGATGCGCCTGTGAACATAGAACTTATAGAAAAAGCCAAAGAAAAAGCACTTGCCAGTTTTGCAGATTCGGTCGTTGAAACGATGATCGATAATCTACTCGAAGGCCTCGATAACTTCGGCCTCGATACTCAAGAAGAAACATTCATCAAAGATTTCAGTCTGACCGTTGATGCAATCCGTGCAACCGTATATCGTTCATTGGGTATTCCACACCAACTACATGAGTTCATCGATGATAACGTCAAGTTGATCAATCGTATAACAGGTGAGATAATAGACTCTGATGAGGTTGACAGTAAAGATTAATTGCTATATAATAAGTATAGCATGAAGGAAACATTATGACAATCTTGATCGATCTAAATCAGGTACTTATATCTAACCTGATGCAACAGATTAACTCAAATCCAAAAGTGAAGTTAGATGAGAATCTGATCCGACATATGGTTCTGAATAGCTTGCGTTCATACTCTAGACAGTTTCGATCCAAGTATGGTGAGATTGTTGTAGCCTGTGATAGCAAGAAGTATTGGCGCCGTGACGTATTTCCATTCTATAAAGCTCATCGCAAGAAAGATCGTGAGAAGTCTGAGTTTGACTGGCACTTGATCTTCGAAACTCTCAATAAGATTCGTGATGAACTGAAAGAGAACTTTCCATATCGTGTTATCGAAGTGGAAGGTGCTGAGGCCGATGATGTGATCGGTGTGTTGACGGCTCGTCTTGCACCACATCAAGAAATTCTCATTCTGTCCTCAGATAAGGACTTTGTTCAGCTTCAGAAATATCCTAACGTCTCGCAATACAGCCCGATACTCAAGCGGTTTGTAAAGACTGAAGATCCACAGCAATACATCCGTGAGCATATCATTCGCGGTGATCGTGGTGATGGCATTCCAAACTTCCTGTCACCTGATAATACCTTTGTGGCTGGTGAGCGACAGAAGGTTATCAGCAAGAAGAAGTTGACTGAATGGATTGATGCCGATCCAAAAGAGTTCTGCACTACGGATATTATGATGCGTGGCTATAGGCGTAACCAGATGTTGGTAGATTTAGACTATATACCAGAAGAGATCAAGATACAAATCGCGGTCTTGTATGATAGCATCAAACCAGCTAACAAGCAAAAGATGCTAACATACTTCATTGAAAACAGGTTGAAAAACCTAATCGAGGTAATAGATGAGTTTTAATCATGTCAACTAAAAATTTATATGAAATCTTCGAAGAGTTTGAAAAAGCTGAGAGTGATTATGATAAGTTATGTGTCCTGCGATTCAACGAAAGCTGGGCACTGAAGAACGTCCTTCGAGGTGCCTTCGATCCAAACGTTCGATTTGTGATTGAACGTGTTCCATATTACAAACCTTCCGATGCACCTATCGGGCTAAGTTACACTTCGATCACTCAAGAACTAGGTCGGGCATATCTCTTCGAGGATGGTAATCCGAGAGTAGAACCAACCTTAACATATGATAGAAAAGAAAAGCTTCTCATTCAGATTCTCGAATCATTAGAAAAGCGTGAGGCTGAAGTCTTTATGAACATGTTATTGAAAGACCTGAGAGTGAAGAACTTGGATTATCGTATCGTAACAGAAGCTTTTCCAGATTTAATTCCTCTGCAATAGGGTCAATAAATGAAACCGGTAAAGGTGAATCCTCGTGAAGAAGATGACATTGAAGTCGATGACATTTTGGGTAACCGTCATGAGAGGTCGAGAAAAAAGAAAATACATCTCGTACCTGACGAACGTAGACGGCCCGTTAAAAACTGGACGAAAGTTTGGACGGATCATAGCACCGATTACGACGAAGTAGACGATTTCTTTCAAAAAGCCTAGTCATGCATTCCGTGCATGGTTGATATGCGAAAATAATACTTGACCTCCGTTCCTAACCGTGCTATATTTACAGCATAAGTTGAGAACGGAGATTTTGTTATGAGCATCACTAAGACAACCCACAGCTACCAAGGTAGCGAATCAGTTTCGACCGCCGTCACCTCTGCGGTTGGTACCACCCTCAAGGTCTACTATGACTATGTTCAGGTCATGTCCGATGAATGGGCTTCTACCCTACATGCCAAGTATTGGGACGGCGAGTTCGTCAAGACTGAAATTTGGGTTGATTCCGCCACTGTGGATGCGACTCCAGAGGTTCTGGCCGCTGTAGAGAACTTCTATTACAAACATGCGGTCGAGGCTTTGGTCGAGCAAGCCAAAGCGGAAGCACTGGCCATCAAGACTGAATCCGTTGTGAAGGTCGTTGCTGGCCGCGACAACAAAGGCGTGTCTGGTAAGGTCGTGGTTCAGATTGAACGCCCGTATGGCATGGGTTACCGCTCGGTGCTAGCCACCAAGCTTGGGATTGCTACCAGTGAAGATAAGCATAATGTGGTTGCCAAGAATGGCAAAACCTACAGTAACTATAAGGACGTGGTATGGGCATGGGCGCGGAACGTAGTTCTGGTGTCTCCTCCTGAGCCCGACCTTTCTGGAGTTGAGGAGATAGCCCGTGACAAGGCGAAACGGTCACTTAAAGAAGTCTATAAAGCGGCGTGACATGCTAGCCAAGGCGCTCTCCAATGGCGCCTTCCACCAACGGATTGTGAAGTCTAAGAAGCTTTACAAACGCAAGCACCACAATAGTGGCATTCCTGCAACATTAGACTAAGGTCTAATCTGAATTATGCCGATTTTGGTTGCAATCTTCCGTGGTTAGTGTATATTGTTCCTGTAAGTTAGTGATGAGGAGACATTCGATATGGCATTCATGAATCAAGAAAAGAAAGCGGCCCTTGCGCCTGCTATCAAAGCGGCCCTTAAAAAGTATGGTATTAAGGGTTCTCTCGCGGTTGACAACTATTCGACTCTGGTGTTGAACATCAAGTCTGGTCCCATCGATTTCATTCAGAACTATAATGAGACCGTTGGTCAGCAACCTGGTGGTTTTCGTAACGGTAGCCCTGCTGCCAGTTGCATTCAGGTGAACCGTTACTGGTTCCGTGAACACTTCAGTGACAAGGCTAAGAACTTCTTGACCGAGGTCATTGAAGCCATGATGAAAGGCAACCACAACAACAGTGATGCCAGTATCGACTATTTTGATGTTGGTTGGTATATCGATGTTAACATTGGTAAGTGGTCGAAACCATATATTTTGGAGCGTTGATATGAGTAAGATGAAAGACTATCTGTTGGATATCCAGGAGTTGGTGATCAAAGCGATGTTGTCTGGTGCTAAGACCGACAATGATCTTTTTGCCTTCGTTCAGATGTATATTCCTGAAGCTACTGAAGGCACCGTCAAATATGCCACACAACAAATCTTCAAAGAAAACGCTTGACTTCTCCACGGAATGATATATAATATCCGTATAGTCAATGATACACACACAAAGGAAAATACACATGCCAATAGTCAAATCTTCGAACGGCGTTCGCCCTGAGTTCCGCGCTCTTGCGGCCATCAAACTTAATACACCAGTGACTCCAACCGAGATCAATGATTTTGTTGGAACTGGTGATTATGCCGCAAAATATATCTCCTTTCTTCGCCGTGATGGTTTCGTGTTCGATACCACCAAGGTCGAGCGTAAGATTGTGTCTTACACCTTGATCGCCGAGCCAGCCAATGCTGAGTATTTCCGCAATTTGCAACCTAAGAGCAAGCCTGTCAAACAGGCCGTTGCCAAGGTTGGTCGGGTTCAGCCTTCGAAGCCTGTGACTGGTAAAGTTATTCGGTCTAAGCCTGTGTTCGATATTGGGCGAGATGAAGTGTCCAAGACTTTTGGTTCGACCGGTGAGATCGCCTCGGCTTACTCGATTGATTCCGATTGGGACTCGATGGATAATGTTGATGTTCGTGACTTCTTGCGTTGAGGTGAATGATGATCGAAAATGATGCTATTCAAGACTATATCCCCTATATCCCATATAGAGATAAGAAATTTACGGATCTTCAAGAGCAAAATAAAAAACTAATCACCATGAACGCCGCTTTGATACATAGTTTAGAAATAAGAATCCGTGAAATGATCGTATTAGTGGAGCAGATGAAGGTACAACTACAGGTGGAGTTAGGTGAATGAGCTACTACCAACCTGACTGCTGGGTCGTGCTGAAATTGCCAGAGTGCTACAAGGTCCTCGCTGGGTGGTCAGGTGGGTATCTAGACGGCAGTGCATGGCGCTTGAACAGCGGCATCACTAGTGTCGAGAAGAATATTGACTGGAAAGACGATAAGCACTTTGTGTTCTATGGGCATACAGGATCACAATACTGGTGCCGCCCCGAGACTTATGGGTTCAACGCCACGGCATTCGGCATCAGTATTGTGATGTGTGAGCAGGCACCGGGTATGGTCGAGTTGATGAAGTCTGATACTGATTGGATGAACATGGAGTGGAAGATATGAGTCAAGAAGATGATGACGTTGACGTATTAGAATACCTTGAGGATGCATACTCGTTCTTGCAGGATCCTGCTATTGGTAAGGCTATCGACGAGATCAAGAAACTTCGCAAGGTTCGCAATGATCAGGCTAACATCCTTCGTCGCCTGACACCAGACAAGTTCCCTGATACATACTTCGTTCATTCAGGTCTAGGTGAGAAAGATAAGAATGGCATGCCTGAAAAATTGCTGGTATGCCCTGCATATGGAGTTGACTTCTCATACATATATGAGTATACTGGTAAAACAACTACAACGGAGTGGTGATATGCTGAATAATCCATGGATAGCTACAGAAACCAGCCCTTATCAATACTATGATGCGGGGCTTAGAAAATATCTATTATCTGTATTCAATTATATGACGATGGCACTAAGTATTAGTGGTATTGTCGCCTATGCGGTTGGAGTCAGCCCAGAACTGATGCAGGCCATATGGGGAAGCCCCCTCAAGTGGCTGGTGATGCTGGCACCTATCGGTATGGCACTCGCCATAGGGTTTCTTATCAATGATATGAAAACTCACACAGCTAAACTATGCCTAGCTATATTTGCAGGCCTGATGGGACTAAGCCTTAGTAGCATCTTTGCCGTGTTCACCATGGCATCTATCTCTCAGGTATTTTTTATCAGTGCAGCCACATTTGGAACCACTGCAATATGGGGGTATACCACTAAACGTGACCTTAGTAATTTTGGTTCGTTTCTAATGATGGGATTGATCGGTATCGTGATTGCTGGATTGGTCAACATCTTTCTACAAAGTAGTGTATTGCAGATGGTATGTAGTGCATTAGGTGTAGTGATCTTCGTTGGATTTACAGCTTATGATATGCAACAAATCAAACAAGCATATTATGAAACAGTCGGCGAAGAAAGAGAGAAGTCCGGAGTGATAGGTGCATTGAATCTATATCTTGACTTTGTTAATATCTTTACAAGCCTATTGAATCTCATCGGAGACAGGAAATGAATATCTTCTATCTTGATAATGACCCTCAGAAATGTGCTGAATATATGGTCGATAAGCATGTGGTCAAGATGATCCTTGAGACTGCACAGCTTCTATCGACCGCTCACCGTGTCCTAGACGGAGTAGAGTCGGTTGAACAGAGGTGGGTTGACGGCTCATTGCCTGCTCGATACCGCAAGGTGAGGCGTTGGAAACTTTCGGATGAGCGTGAAGATGTTCTCTATCAAGCTACTCATATGAACCACCCCTCCGCTGTCTGGTGCCGAGAGAACCACCAGAACTACACATGGTTGTTCAACCATTTCCTGTCACTTATCTCTGAGTATGGTTTTCGCTACGGTAAAGATCACAAGTGCATCGATATGGTCAATGAACTCTTTAATCCACCTAAGAACATTTCAAAGAAAGCCTTCACGCCTGTCACACCAGCCATGGCAGCCGAGTATCTTGTATCGAAAGATTCGATTGAGAACTATCGAAACTATTATAAGCTAGGCAAAACTCACCTACATAAGTGGACGAAGAGAAATCCGCCTGATTGGTTGAACACTCAGGTTGCATAAATAAGGTCAACAATGCCAGTATATTCATTTGAGAATCCAAAGACAGGTGATGAGTATGAACTCACCATGTCCTATAATGAGCTAGAAGCATACCTCAAAGAACATCCTGAGGTTAACCAGACTTTTCGTATGAACTTAGTTGATCCAGTAGGTATCGGTGTTACCAAACCACCAGCAGACTTCCAGAAGTATGTCTTGGGTAAGGTCAAAGCCTCTGCGCCTGGTGCCAACAAAGACGTATTCGAGAAGAGATGGCAAATAGCAAAAGAGATTTGATTGAGTAAGATCAATTCAAAATATAGAAATCGAAATACCAAAAGAAGGTGCACCGAAAGGTCGCCTTCTTTTGCTTTTAAAGGAGCAACCATGTCCAAGAAGCCTAAAAAGCCAATCAACACAAACACACAGCAACAGCACCGTCCAGTGAATCATTTTGAATTGAGAAGCATCAAACCTCTCACAGTTAACCAAGAGAACACCTTTGATGCATATCACGATGGTTACAATCTAATGTTACATGGTTATGCAGGCACAGGCAAAACATTCTGCGCTCTATATCTCGCATTGAAAGATATTCTATCCGGCCGTTCTGATGCGGAGAGAATCATCCTAATTCGTTCTGTGGTTCCATCTAGAGATATGGGTTTTCTTCCAGGTTCTATCAAAGATAAGATCAAAGTCTATGAAGAACCATATAAAGAAATTTGTGATGATCTATTTGGTCGCGGAGATGGCTATGACATATTGAAGATGAAGAAACTGGTTGAGTTTACAACCACATCATTCCTTAGAGGTTTGACATTCAACAATGCCATTGTTATCGTGGATGAAACCAATAACATGCTCATGTCAGAACTGGATACAGTCATGACCCGAATGGGCAATAACTCTCGTATCATCTTCTGTGGTGACTATCGTCAGACAGACCTGAACAAGCCTCATGAAAAAGAAGGCATCACACAGTTTATGAAGATTACCCATAAAATAAATAGTTTCAGACACATTGAGTTCCAGAAAGAGGATATCGTCCGCTCTGGAGTTGTCAAGGACTATATCATCCAGAAAACGGAAATGGGACTATGAAAAAATTCAAAGAATATATCAAAGAACAGGCGGATGACCCTATGCTGGCCTTCCGCAAGAAGAAGAAAAAGGAACACCTAGAAGAAGGTAATCCTCTCTCCCGTATGACTAAGCTTGATGCTGAAGGCCGTCATTCTATCGTCATGTCCGCTGAAAGACATAACTTGACACCTGATGAAAATGGTGCTAGAATGGCTGAGTTGAAGAAGCAATGGAAAGACCGTGGTTACGGATTTCGCAAGACTGAAGGCAAGTGGGATGAAGGTGGCGGAGTAGGCAGAGAGAACTCCATCCATGTTTTTGCTAAAGGCTCTAAGAAAGAAGATAGTGCTGAACTGCTAAAACATGCGAAAGAACTTTCGACACACCACAACCAAGATGCTTTCATTCATCGTTCACCGACCGGTAAAGGCACTGCGGTCTACACAGGCACAGAGAAGAAGGGTGAGAAGGTTAGCTACGGTAACACTGCTTATAATGCAAGAAACCCATATGGTGAAACGCAATATAAGAAGAACAAGCCAGAAGCTAAGAGACCATCCTTTACGTTTAAGGAGTGATTATGAACATTGGTGATAAAGAATATCGTGAGAAGCTAAAGCAATATTTTGAAGAGGTGGGTCCAAACACAGGCACTAACATGGCTGGTAAATGGGCTTGGCACATCACTCAAGAGAAAGCATTTCGTAAGACATTGAAAGAACGTAACATCGAGGTCGGCAAAGAGCATATAAAAAGCAACAACTAATGCAAAGATATAAAAGCGTATTCATATCTGATGTTCACTTGGGCACCAGAGGTTCCAAGTCTGAACTTTTACTAGACTTCTTAAAAGATGTAGAATGCGAAAATCTCTTCTTAGTCGGCGATATCTTTGATGGTTGGCGACTAAAGAAAGGCTGGTATTGGCCTCAAGAACACTCAACTGTAATACAAAAGATCCTTCGTATGTCTCGCAAAGGTACGAAGGTCTTTTATATTCCTGGAAATCATGATGAGTTTATGAGACAGTTTCTAGAGCATTCATTTGGTGCTGTTGAACTGCATGATGAGATGATCTATGAAAGTGTTCTAGGTAAAAAGTATATCATCATTCATGGCGATAAGTTTGACTTCGTTACTATGAATATGTCTTGGCTCTCTCATATCGGTGATTGGGCTTATACTGGCTTACTAAACATAAACACACTGGTACATAAGATACGTTCATACTTTAGACTACCTTATTGGTCATTATCAAAGTGGGCAAAGCAACGAGTTAAAGAAGCTGTCAACTTTATAGGTAACTATGAACATTCTCTCACGCATTACGCTAGAATTAAACACGTTGATGGTATTATCTGCGGGCATATTCATTCGGCTAATATGGATATTATAAATGGTATAGAATATATGAATTGTGGTGATTGGGTTGAATCATGCACCGCATTGGTTGAACACTGTAATGGTCGATTTGAAATCATTCATTGGAGACAAAATGTCGAAAATCCTGATTGTATCTGATACATGGTCACCACATATCAACGGTGTGGTGACCACTCTCAAGAAGATAGAAGAGTATGCAAAGGGTGAGGTTGAATTTGTTACACCACACTCATTCAAAACACACGCAAACCCATTCTATCCAGAACTCCGACTCGCCTTTCCCAATCAAAAAGAGATTCAAACAGTCGTCGATTCTATTCAACCTGAGTTTATTCACATTGCAACCGAAGGTCCTATCGGTTATGCAATGCGTAAGTGGTGTGTGAGAAAAAAAGTTAAGTTTACTACTAGCTATCACACAAAGTTTCCTGAATACTTCAAAGCATACTTTAACATACCCACATGTATCACCTATCCATATTTCAAATGGTTTCATAATGCAGGTAAAGGTATATTTGTTGCAACCGAGTCGCTACGTCTTGACCTTGAGAAGAAAGGTTTCAAGAACTGCATGGCTTGGGCAAGAGGTGTTGATACGGAATTGTTTTGGGATTATGATAACCAACCAAAAGCAGATCCTAAATTTGCGTTGTTTGTTGGTCGAGTATCTAAAGAGAAGAACATCGAGGCGTTTCTCAATCTCAAGTATAATGGTGTGAAGGTCGTTGTTGGTGATGGACCGCAACTCAAAGAACTCAAGAAAAAGTATCCTGATGTTCAATTCAAAGGTTCGATGACGGGTGAGTTTCTTGCATGGTATTACCAGAATGCTGAAGTGTTTGTTTTCCCTAGCAAGTCAGATACCTTTGGTTTGGTTATGCTAGAAGCACTGGCCTGTGGAACACCTGTAGCCGCATATAACGTAACGGGACCAAAAGATGTGATCATTCCATCTGTTGGCTGTGTTGATGATGACTTGCAAAAAGCACTTGACACAGCCGTCCATTGTGATAGAATGGTCTGTAGAAATTATGCGGAACGATTCAGTTGGAAGAAAGTGGTTGATATCTTTATCAAGAAAGTGAAATATGAAAACGTTCCGTCATAAGACAAACTTGGTCAAACTAGAACCGCTGCCAGACGAGATCATTGATGGTAAGCGGTTCTACACTGCACCAAGCGGTAACAAGCTACCCTCCGTCACCACCGTGCTAGGTCACTTCAAGAAGCAAAAACTTGTCGAGTGGCAGGACAAGGTCGGCTTAGAAGAAGCTGAACGTATCAAGACTCGTGCAAGCCTTCGTGGTACCAAATTTCATAACATGATGGAAAAGTATCTGCTAAACGAAAGCAAGCGTATCATCTTTGAAGATGTTATGCCTGATATGAAACAGGCCTTCAATGATGCTAGACCATATATTGACAAGATCGACGAGATACATTATATTGAATCTCCATTGTATTCGGAGGCTCTCGGATTGGCTGGTCGAACCGATGTGATTGCCGAGTATGATGGTGTGCCTTCAATCATCGACTTCAAGACCTCGTTGAGGATTAAGAAAGAATCGTGGATCGAAAACTACTTTGAACAGGGAACAGCCTACTCACTAATGTATGAAGAACTAACTGGTATCAAGATCGAACAGATTGTGATTATCATATCGGTTGATCATGAGGATAAACCTCAAGAGTTTATCAAGAACCGAAATGACTATGTTGACTCACTGATGGATAAAATCGAAGCCTATAAAAAGGAACATTCTAATGTATATTGAAATTTGGGCTATCCCTATCTTCGCATGTCTCTTCGGTTATTGTGCTTTGTGGAATAGAAAGCATGGTAAGATTGATGGCATTGAGTTAACGGTGAACTACCTATGTGATAGGGGTATCATCAAACTCCCCGGTGAGCAAGTCTTAGAGGGAATGGGCTTTCGAGTTAAAATTAAAGAGTGAGATTATCATGAATATGACTTGGAAATTGTTCAGTGGTTTTGTAATCGGGTTTCTGTTTCTTCCACTGATAGTGATGCTTGACAAATATGTAGGACCTGGAGCAGGATCCATCGCTATTGCTATGCTTGGAATGGGTATCTGCGTAGCGGCCTGTGTTTGGTTGATTGAAAAGATGAGTAAACTCTGAGGTTGCCAACAGAGGCCACTTGTGATATAAATATAGATGCTAAGGTTGTTGATAATGACATAATATACGGAAGAGACCTCGGGGCAGTACCGAGCGGGTCCACCATAGATACATAGAAGGTTGTTGACCTTTTAAGGCAGTTAGCTAATGCCACCTGAGTAGAAGTCTCGGCTATGTATCTTTGATGGGCCCGAAATAGAATCGATCTACGAGTAAAAGTCAGAGTAGACCAAGGCAAAACATAAATGCAGCAAACGATAACTTTGCATTTGAGACACGCCTAGCGGCTTAATCTCATTGGGTATGGGTTCCACCTCGAAACAGAACGGGCCCACTTTATGTCGCTGTCGGTGTTGATGGGAAACACAGATCGATAAGACTAGGACTTCCGTTCGAATCGGAACAGCGGCGCTTTGACACACAAACACAGGAGACTATCATGTCAAAAACACCATTCGAGATTCGTTTAGAACTCTTGAACCTCGCTAAAGATATCCTCACAGAAAAAGCATTCAATGAACGTAACCGTCTTGAACAAGATTGGTTTGCGAAGCGTGAAATTTGCACGAAAAACAATGATTCTGTGCCTGCTTTTCCAAAGACGCCCACTATTGATGAGGATGAAATTGCACAACTTGCTAAGAAGCTGAACGACTTTGTATCCAACGGATAAGGAGATTGGGAGAGGTGAAAGCCTCTCCCTTTTACATCATGGCAAATAAAGAAGAAATCACCAACTTTTCATTAGAGATCGAAGAACTTGTATGGGAAAAAGATATTTCATATATGGAAGCTATCGTCTTGCACTGCGAACAAACAGGCCTTGAAATTGAACTAGCCGCCAAACTAATCTCTGGTGCGCTCAAGTCTAAGATCAAGCTTGAGGCTGAAGAACTGAACTTCTTACCTAAGTCTAATACTGCGAAACTTTCTATCTGGGGTTAAAACATGGCTGTAGATATTGACAACTTGATTCGAACTAAAACTGTAGGTCCCGCCATATGGACTTCTACAGGTACAGGTGGTACACCTCCGAACACTGGTGTTGGTACATCACTAAACGGTATGAGTGGACATTATCAGACCTATGATGACCCTATGAAACCTGCATCAGCGTTTAACTCTATGGAAGAATTTAACATTAAGCTGGTCAAAAGTCGAGCCAAAGAAATTTGTGCCGATCTCGACTTCACTAGACAGATGTTCAGAGGTATGCAACCAAGGTATACATTAGCTGGTGGTTGTTTTGCTTCTATGTTTCTCAACGAACGACCTAAAGACTATGATATCTTTTTTCTAGACTGTGATGAAAATATGGCTGTGGCAGAAAAACTCAACACAAATGAAATTAAATTTAGTGTAATAAGAACCAAAGAACAACTAGACTATCTCAAGAACAAGAACATCACAGCAATCGTCGATCATAGTATTGGTGATATAGATTACCAATTCATCTTCACCAAGTATAGAACTCGTCAGGAGTTGATTGCTCACTTCGACTTCTTACATGCATGTGTTTCATATGTTCCACATGATGATAAACTTTATATCTCAAGATCCACATACGACTCGATAATGAGTAAGAAGCTGGTACCTAATCCAACAGCACCTTATCCTAGCACATGGCGTTTCGACAAATTCTTAAATAAAGGTTGGATTACCGATGAGACTTTCAGCCTTTGATACATTCTGCATGTTCATGGCTCTCAAGAACCACTTTACAACCGAGAGTTATGACTTTGTGAAATATAAAGGTAAGGTGAGGTTTACACAAGAAACCTTCCTGTCTAATAAAGATAAATTGCACTATCAAAGACTCTCTAGGATTTGTGACGAGAACGATATGCACGATTATCTTATCGCCACATTCATTGCAGATAAGAGATGGATCGGTCACTTTCTAGATGAAGAGGCTAAAGACCGCTTCACCGAGTATCGTAAGCGCAAGCAATCACTAGGATATATGTTTGGTAATGAACTTGATAAGTTGTTCTTTATACAAGCACCTGAACTGGCTTTCAAGCCTACCGACAACTATGCTCTGCCTATTCGAATGTATATGCAGGGTGATATGTCACTTGAAACCTTTGCACTGCTAAGTAAGTATCTAGGCCTCACAGAATCCTATGATGCTAAGTATGGAAAAGATGATATTGTTTGGGGTAGGATGAGTATGCTTATCAGAAAATTCACATCGTTCTTAGTGTGTGATGATAAGAAGATGAAATCCATTTTGAAGGATAAGATCAATGAAAACATTTCCAGAAAAGAACAAGAGCCGAGCCAAACGGCGTATATCGGAAGCCAAGAAGTTCAAAAAGGCCATGAAGGTTGCCGATGATGTATTCCAATACACAAACAATGACGAATGGAAACTAGCATGGGTTCGTAGGCATGCCAACAACTTAAAAGCCTGCTCATGCTGGATGTGCTGTAACTCTAGAACCAATGGTGAGATTACGGTGCAAGAAAAGAAATTTAAGGAAAGCCTTAAATGCGAAGCCGAATGAGGCTAAATAACTTGACAGAACGAGAAAGTTCTGTTACTATACAACATATACACTGTAACATACGGAGAACATACTATGTCAAACTTTGCAACACTCAAGAAGTCCTCAAACTCCCTCGACCGTCTCACCAAAGAAATCGAAAAGCTGAACACACCTGCATCCTCAAATGAGAGCAAGGGTGATGACCGCTTT